CTGTCACTGCAAAATCCAGAGCGTTAAAGGGTGAGTACACAATGGAACTCGCTCAGGATCTTAAAGCCGTTCACGGTTTGGATGCTGAAACAGAACTAGCCAATATCATTTCACAAGAAGTGTTGGCTGAAATCAATCGTGAAACAATGAGAACAATTTACTTCACAGCTAATCACGGTGCACAGCATAATACTTCCACCGCTGGTGTGTTTGACCTTGATGTGGATTCTAATGGACGTTGGTCTGTTGAGAAATTCAAAGGTCTGATGTTCCAGATTGAGCGTGATGCAAATGCAGTAGCCGAGAAGACAAGGCGTGGAAAAGGTAACGTCATTATTTGTGCTCCTGATGTAGCTTCTGCCCTTTCAATGGGTGGAGTACTGGATTCAGGTGGTGCTTTAAATGTTGACGGTACTGGAAACACCTTTGTTGGAACTCTGGGTGGACGTTATAAAGTTTACATTGATCCATATGCTAATGCTTCCGCAACTAATTTCTATGTTGTTGGATACAAAGGTAGTTCAGCATATGATGCTGGTATTTTCTACTGTCCATATGTACCACTACAAATGGTGCGTGCGGTTGGTGAAAATAGTTTCCAACCAAAAATTGGATTCAAAACCCGCTATGGTATGGTTTCCAATCCTTTTGCCAACTCAACTGGTGACGGTGTTGTAACAACTGCTAATGATAACTACTACTACAGAATTGTCAGAGTTGACAATTTGATGTAATTTATTAGATGACCTACATTGTAGGATTTAAGAGGGGGGAAATACAAGATTATCTGATTTCCCCCTTTTTTTATGCTGACTAAATAATATAAGAAAGGAAAATCTTATGTCGGCATTACAATCTCTTCCAGAAAATTTAAGTCTTTTATCTCCAGTTGGATTCAGATTTTTATTAAATAATAGACCCCATGTCCAATATTTTTGCCAAGCCGCTAATGTTCCTGGTATTTCAATTGGTACTATTCCTCACGCCACTCCTCTAAAAACTTATCCTATAGGTGGAGATGAAGTTACATTTGAAGAACTTTCTATTCGATTCATCATAGATGAAAATATGAAAAATTGGAGAGAAATTTATGATTGGATTATAGCAATTGGTATTCCAAATGAGACAGCACAGGAAAAATATAAAATATCAAGAGATGCGAGTGAGTTGACAACTGATGCGACATTAACTATTCTTACAGGAAGTATGAATCCCCAAGTAAATATAAACTTTAAGGAACTGTTTCCCATTTCCCTTTCTAGTATTCAATTTGATAGTTCATTAGGAGACATTGATTATGTTGTTGCTGATGTTACATTTTCCTATGAACAATATGAATATGAAAATTTACTTAGTAATGACACTTCATATGAAGGAGCACCAGTTTATTCAGGATAAAATATTATGACACACCAATTTTCCCTTGAAAACATTCAAGATGAATGGGAAAAAAATAGTAAAATTGATTATTCTAATCTTGGAACTGAATCAATTCGCATTCCCGTTATTCACGACAAATATTTAAAAATATTCATAGACGAAAGAATCCGACTTAAAGGCATGGAATTTGAGTTATCTAAATTAGTACGTGCAAAAACATCTCATTATAAAGGTGAAATGTCTCAAGAAGAATTGGAAGAAAGAAATTGGGAACCATTTCTGGGCAGACTTCTCAAAAATGAAATAAGCAATTATATTGAGACGGACGATGATTACATCAAAATCAAACAAAACATCGTGGTTCAACAAGAAAAAATTAACTACTTGGATTCCATTATTAAACAACTCAATAATAGAGGATTCCAAATCAAAAATGCACTTGATTGGCTCAAGTTTTCACATGGAACGTCTTGATAGAATAGAAATAACAAAAAAAGACGAAGTTTACATGAGAATTGATTGTGAACCAGGTATAGCACAGGAAATTAGTGATTATTTTACTTTTACTGTTCCTGGACATACTTTTATGCCTTCTTTTAGACAAAAAATTTGGGATGGTAAAATTCGCTTATATAATGTATTTACAAAATTACTTTACATTGGATTACTAGAATATCTTTGTAAGTTTGCTATAAGTAGAAAATATCCTGTAAAATTTCTTTCTGATTTTGACCCCGATGAAGTAGAAGCTTCAAAATTTATTTCCACTTTAGGTCTTAATTTTCAAGTGCGTGATTATCAATTAAGTGCAATTAATCATTCACTATCACGCCGGAGATGTTTATTATTATCACCAACTGCATCTGGAAAATCTCTAATCATTTATATCATTGTAAGATATTTAAAGGTCAAAACTTTAATTATTGTTCCAACCACTTCTCTTGTATCACAAATGTATAAAGATTTTCAAGATTATGGATTTGATGTGGAAGAACATTGTCATATTGTTTTTGCAGGAAGAGATAAATCATCTGAGAAACAAGTAATTATTTCAACTTGGCAATCAATATATAAACTAGGAGAGGAATATTTTAAACAATATGAATTGGTAATAGGGGATGAGGCTCATGGATTTAAGTCAAAATCATTAACCGCTATTATGACCAAATGTATTAATGCAAGATATCGAATTGGTGCAACTGGAACATTAGATGGAACACAAACACATAAATTAGTATTAGAGGGGTTATTTGGAAAAGTTCATCAGGTGACTACTACCAAGAAATTGATAGATAAAAAGCATTTGTCTCCTTTTTCTATTAAAGCTATTATTTTAAAATATCCAGATGTAATTTGTGATAATTTAAAAAAAGCAAAATATCAAGAAGAATTAAATTATTTAATTTCTTGTAAAGAAAGAAATAAGTTTATTTGCAATTTAGCTTTAGACTTATCTACAAATACACTTCTTCTATTTCGATTAGTTAAAAAACATGGAAGTATTTTATATGAAATGATCAAGGAGAAAACAGATGTCCAGAATAGACAAACTTATTTTGTATATGGTGGAACAGACACAGAAACAAGAGAAAAGATACGAGCTATTATTGAAAAAGAACAAGATGCTATCATCGTGGCAAGTTATGGGGTATACAGTACCGGCATCAACATTAGGAATCTTCATAACATTATTTTTGCTAGTCCTTCTAAAAGTCGTATTAGAAATCTTCAGTCGATAGGCAGGGGATTGCGTAAATCTGAAAATAAAGAAAAAGCAACTCTCTATGATATTGCTGATGATCTCTCATGGAAAACTCACCAAAACTATACATTAGATCATTTTAATCAACGTATAAAAATTTATAATGAAGAAAGATTTGATTGTAAGATTTATAATGTAGGTATAAAAATATAACTTAAAATCTCTCACGAGTATCGTATCACATTGTCAAGCGTTTGTCAAGTATTGACATACGACTATAACTATGTTATAATACCTGTACATTAAAATTATATTAAAAAATGCTTATGACAGAAAAAAAACAGAAAAAAACAGCTAAGATTCATTATGTTGATAATCAAAAATTTTTAGAAGAAATGATAGTATATAAGGGGAAATGTAAAGATGCAAAAAGCAGAGGAGAACCAGAACCCCAAATATCAGAATATGTTGGCGAATGTTTTATGAAAATAGCTCAAAGACTTTCTTTTAGACCTAATTTTATTAATTATGCTTTTAAAGAAGATATGATTTCAGATGGAATTGAAAATTGTGTACAGTATATAAGAAATTTTGATCCAGAAAAATCTAAAAATCCGTTCGCTTATTTTACACAAATTATATACTTTGCTTTTATAAGACGAATACAAAAGGAAAAGAAACAATTATATATTAAATATAAAACTATGGATACATTTGGGACTTTAACTGATAATGTAGAAGTATCGGAACATGATAAAGCACATTATGATTATAATACTTTATCACCAGATCAAAAAGCAAATATGTATGATTTTATCAAAAACTTTGAAGAAACGAAAAAAAGAAAATCAATAAAAAAAGAACCACCAAAGTCAAAATTAGAAATGTATATGGGCGTATGAAAGTAGCAATAATTACAGATACTCACTGGGGCGCCCGCAATGACTCTCAAGTGTTCACAGATTATTTTGCAAGGTTTTATGAGAATATTTTCTTTCCTACTTTAGAAGAAAGAGGTATAAGAACTGTTATTCACATGGGGGATATTGTTGATAGGCGAAAATTTATCAACTATAAGACTCTATTTCAAATGAGGCATCATTTTTTTGATGCGTGTTATGGAAGATACATAAATCTTCACATGATAATTGGAAACCATGATACCTTTTTCAAAAATACAAATTCTTTAAATAGTATGGATTGTCTAAGATTACATGACGATCATCAAGTTCACATTTATGAAGAACCGACAGAAGTTGATTTTGATGGTTTAAAATGTCTTATGATGCCGTGGATATGTGATGAAAATAGAGAGCTATCACTTAAAGCAATTCAAGATACTGAGGCACAGATTCTTTTTGGACATTTGGAAGTTAAGGGATTTGAAATGCACATGGGAA